TCCAACAGAAGTAACCGTTCCTGTTCCAGCGGTTGCCCAAGAAAACGCCGATCCCGTCCAGCTCAAATAAGTGCTGGCTATCGTGGGTGCCGCAATAAATGACGTAGCACCCGCACCTGTCTGGTAGGCAATCTGATTAGCCGTGCCACCCGCTAAATTCGTTGCAGTTGTTGCGGTTGTCGCACTACCCACCGACAACGTAGACTGCGCCGCAAAACTAGGCGCACCAGCCCCACCAGAGGTCAGCACATCGCCTGAATTGCCCGCAGAGGTAAAGGCATACGCAGAACCCGTTCCGTAAGCTATAGCCCCTGCAGTTGGCGTTGCCGTCGCATTCGTGCCCCCAGAAGCGATAGCTAACTGCCCAGAGGTAATCTGGCTGGCAGCTATGGCTATCGATACATCTGTCGCTGAGGTAATTTGACCCTGCGCATTAATCGCCAACGTCATCGCCGTTGCAGCGCCGCCATAACTACCCGCAGCTACCGTCGTGTTAGCAATGTTGAACGTATAGCTCGGTGACTCAGAAAGCCCTGTACCAGCGCTGTAAGTAATCGGCGCACCAAACTGAGCAAAGACAATCGCTGTTGTGCCTACCGTGATAGGTAGCGGCGTCTGCTGAACCCACGAAGTATTAGCGTTAGCCGTACCAGCCGTGACTAAGAAGAAGTCACCTGCATCAATCTGGTTAACCCCTGACCCCGGCGTATTAAAGTCAGTCGCACGAGTGAGGATAAACGGGCTACCGGGCACCGCATCCCCAGCCTGAGTCAGCGTATAAACGCCGTTCTGAAGCTGAGACGCCTGATTCTTGACGAGAATCCGCGTGCCATTATCCGCAGGGGAAGTAAACGTATATCCATCAATCGTCAGCGCACCGTTAGCATTTGCCGTCAGAGTCGCCCCTACGCCCCCTGTGCCGTTGGCATAAGTAACCGCAGGCAAAGCCCCTGTCGTCGCATATTTGACTGACTGATGGAAGTTGATACCCGCCGCAATCGAATCCGCATAAGTACGGTTAACGATGTCATTGCCAGAAACAGGTGGCGTGGTAATCGTACCTGTAGTCATCGCTACTGACGTAAACGTACCCGCAGCAGGAACCGTGTTGCCTATTGTCGTGCCATCAATGTTGCCGCCAGTTATAGCCACTGAATTAGCGGCCTGCGTAGACATTGTGCCTAGACCAGTGATGTCCGTATTCGGGATCGTGGCAGCAGCAGTCATCGCGCTAGTGCCATTACCCTTCACATAACCCGTTAAAGTAGTCGCCCCAGTACCACCGTTTCCTACAGGCAACGTGCCGCTCAAATCACCCACCGGAATCGTCGCTGAGGCTGTCATCGGGGAGGTTCCGCTACCCTTGACGTAACCTGTCAGCGTATTTGCGCCTGTACCGCCACTAGCGACGTTTAAAGTGCCACCAATCGTAATCGTGCCCGAGCTCGTAATTGGGCCACCAGAGGTCGTTAATCCCGTTGTACCACCCGATACATCAATGCTAGACACCGCCCCCGCAGGAAGGTTACCCCAGCCATTGTCATAAATCTCAAACTGAGAAGTGTCAGTGTTATAACGAATCGTGCCATTAATCGCCGCGCCACGCTGAGCCGTTGTTCCCGAAGGAACTACCATACCCCCCGAGCCGGGAATTGTTGGGTTACTCGCAATCGCTACCGTAGGATTGCCTGATAGACCATTACTATTAGCAACGTCAATCTGATTGGCTGTGCCTTGTATAGACACAGAACCCACAGACGCACCATTTTGTAGCGTCAGCAGACCTGACCCGCTAAGGCCATTTATAGAGCCTACAGCGCCCGTTAGAGCGATGACAGGGTTACCTGCCACCCCATCGCCGTTCGTGACTGTAACGCCCGTAGAAGAGCCTGTAAGCGTCCTTCCTGTGACCGTGCTGCCACTGGTCTTAGCGATAATCCCATTAGTAGAAGATTCAAGACTTCCAGAGGCTGCATTCAGGAAAATCGTAATCGACCCTTGAGCTCCGGTATCCGTCAGCCCTACGCCTGTACCGCCCTGCAAACTACGCGAGTTCGGCAGCGTTACTTCTTGGTTAACGGTAATGAAGGTCTGCTGTTGCGTGGGCGAATTAGCAATCGCCGCGACAGTTGTCTGTACCGTCTGACCATTCTGGCTAATCGGCACCGACTCCGTACCAGTCAACGACTGGGCGGCGGGGAGTTGTGTAATCGTTACTTGCGCCAAGATTTTCCCCTACGTTGTGCTAATCACATCCAGATTGCCGTTGTTCTCTGGATCATCTGTATTCTGATTAGTCGATATGACAAACCCAGTTGTTGTAATAATATCATTTGGATCAAGCGCAATATTCGCATCAGGCCGAGGAAATCGGATCGTAATGCGCTCTGTCTTTCTTGCGGGCAAACGATATGGGTCAAACTCGTCTTTGCATCCAAGACTACACACCATAAGACCCGGAAAGTTCGGGTCTTTCTGTAAATCTGCATGAGGACGCTTCATACGGCACCTATCGCATACTGCAATCGCAATATCCGAATAACCACGGGTGTCGAGAAACTTAGGCATCCCTACCTCGTGTAAACCGCCGTATTCGGCGCAAGGTAAACCGGCGACTTGTCACGCTCTTCAGACTGAGCCAGCATCAAATACTTCTCTGCCTGCATCTCTAAATACTGAATTCTCGCCATATCAATGCCCGGCAACTCCATCGACATTTGATGCGCCAACATATTCTGAATCGCCAAGTACCAGCGGTCAGGTATCTCTAGCTGCCCATTTAAAGCCCCTACGTCCATAATCTGACGCGAGTAAAAGACAACGATCTGAACAAACGGATCGCTAGGCACAGGCCAGAGATTAATCTGCGGTCTTGGGATAGTACGGTTAAACCAGAACTGATACGGCTGGTTCGCAGTAAAGTTTTTATTCGGCAGCGAGACGTAGTCATCACGGTTCAGACGCGCCATTGGCACTTCGCGGCTGTTGTTACCGACGTAAAACTCACGAACCTGCAAAGTGTTCCCGCCAGTCTCGCGCATACGGTAATACTGCTTACTCGCGCCGGGGTCGATCTGATACCAGAGCCATTCGTTATCGACCCAAGTTTCTACTCCGGTGTCTTCGAGTAGCGTCCACGTTGAGCCATCATCTGAGGTCTCAAAAAGTATGTGAAAACTTCCTGACACTCCCGGAAGAATACCAATAGAGCCAGCGTACACAGGGTTATCAGTGCCATAGTTCACCGAAATGTTGCCGTTAGGGGCTGTTTGGATGCAAACAGTGTTGATGTTGCTGTCAAAAGCGTTGTCAGCGTTGCCAGAAGACGCAGAATAGCTGCCAGATGGGCGATTCATCGTGCGATAGTTGGCATTTAAGACGTCAATACCGCCTAAAGGAAGCTCATAAATGTACTGATCGGCCTTTAAACCGATAACTTCTTGCCCAATCGCCCAATAATTGATGCCGATATTGGCTAAATTAGACAAAAGGTAGAAAAGAGACTGCTTGGAAGCGTAAATTTGCTCAGAAGTCAGCTCTTCAGCCAACTTTCCTGAACGTCGCGCTCCGTGATCGATCAAATCCTGCACCGAAATGACCGTTTGACCGATAGTTCCAGAGTAAGCCATTCACCGCCCCTAAATTCACCAGCCCGGACAATTCCAACGCTTCATCGAAGCACGCGCTCGACTACCTTTTTCACTCTTCTCAGCAACAGGCCCCATACGCGCACAAAAAGAATCCCTCCGCTTACCGCCCTCAGGCTGCGGAGCCTTTAAATTGCTGCCAGTCTCGCGGTTGTACTTTGCTCTCCCCTTAGCTGTTAGCCCAGCGCCCTGCTCAGCAGGCAACTTCTCGCCCCTGCCAATAGCCAAACTCACGCCGCCCTTTTTCATTGCCTCAGGCAGCTTCCCGTAAGCCTTCTTGCCGACGTTAGACTCAGTGAACTCTTTAGCGACATCCTCAGATATGCCAACTTTCTTGGCAATCTTAGGGTTGTACTGAGCCGCCTTCATTAGACGAAACTGAGCTTTAGACTTGGCTGGCATCATGCGCTCGGCAATACATAGTTAGTGGGCTGCACGTAGTGCTTCACCATCTCCAAAACAACAGTGTAAAAGTCACCCGGCGAGGCGTCTGCCGTGCTAAACAATATATCGCCCGTTTTTCCAGCGCCCGCATTGTTTGTCAATCCACCAAATTGACTAAAATCAATCGTGTATTGAGAATTTTGAGGAACAGCCCAACAAAAAACATCAGTAGTTGCATCCCAAAATATTTGCACCTCAAGCCCGTGCGTTGCGGAATGAATTTTTGTAATCGTCACAGCATCACACGCGCCACCGTTTGCCGCTGATGACAGCGCAGAAACATCTACTTTAAGAACTTTGGTTTCACCAGTGCCATCACTGATGTTTGTGAATTTCATAATGGCAACGCGCTCATTATCAACAAGCGTTTGCGAGGCGACGGCATCTGCCATAGCAATCTCCAATAAATAACAGGGAGCCGAAGCCCCCTGTTTTACTTAACAAGCACCGCCGTAGCGCTTTTTAGCCGGTGTTACAGTCCGACTGACTTCACGCTCCGTTGTTGTCACTGACCCAGAACCCTTAACGCCCTCTTTAAGCGCCTCATAGCCCTTTTTCAAGCGCTCTGGAAGGCTCCTAATAGCCTCTAATGGGTTCTTGATTGCCCCGATTACAGCTTCACGCTCAGCCTTATTTTCAGCGGCTTCTTCTGCGTCAAACCTTTCACGAGCTTTGGCTTGTGATTCACTGATAGCGTCCCCGCCCTCTGCGTACTTCTTTACTTTGCCACCCTTTTTATAGGTGCCAGAGAGACGGTTAATGCTAACAGGGGTGGGCGGCGACTTTTGAGGCATCTTTACAGCCTTCCCAGAGTCATTTACCGATCCACCCTCAGCAAACTTTTTTAAAGCACCACCCTTCTTGTAGCCACCAGCGTTGCCCTTACGGACTTCGCCAGTCTTGGTGTTGGTTACGCCGGGGGATGAGCTGCTGACGTTGCCCTCAACACCACCACCCTTAGCGTACTTAGCTACGCCACCTTTCTTGTAGCCACCGGCGTTGCCCATCTTCACGCCACCAGTCTTGGCAGGCGAGTGATCAGGCTTAGCTGTGTGCATCATGGTCTCTGTATAGCCCTCAGCGCCTCTCTTCGAAGCACTCACAGGAATGACGCTGCCGCCATTCTTGTAACCACCCTGACCCATTGCAACACCACCGGTTTTCAGACCCTTATGAGCCTTAGAAGCGGGCATAGAGGCGTGTTTTTCTAGCGCCGTATCACCGCCATCTTTCATCATCCGGCGACCCTTCATGGCTTTGCGACGCATTGCCATGCTAGGCGCTGCAGGAGATAGACCCCCCACAGGACCCGGAGGTAGACCAGCACGA